AAACTCCTATCTTTGGAGCTTACTGGCATCTGGATTAACGAGGCACGGGAAATACCTAAGAGTATTATTGATGCCTGTACTATGCGTGTGGGTCGTTACCCTTCTATGCGTGATGGCGGTCCTTCTTGGACTGGCGTCATTGCCGATACCAACGCTCCTGAGGAAGATCACTGGTGGCCGATTATGTCTGGAGAAGTACCAATCCCGGATCATATACCGCGTGAGCAGGCTAAGATGTTGGTCAAACCGGATAACTGGAGTTTCTATACGCAGCCCGCTGGCATGGTCGAAAAGAAGTCCACGGAAGGCGAGATAGAAGACTACGTTCCCAGCAAGGATGCTGAGAACCAGAAGAACATGATGAAGAGTTATTACCCCAACTTGGTGCAAGGTAAGACTAAATCTTGGATTGATGTCTATGTGATGAACAGGTTGGGCCATATACAGGAAGGAAAGCCAGTATATCCTATGTTCGCAGCAGAAGTTCATGTAGCCAAAGAAGAAATACCAGTTGCAGCAAGCGTCCCCGTGTACGTTGGCGTAGACTTTGGCCTGACCCCAGCCGCCGTTTTGGGGCAAAAGGTTCGTGGCCGCTGGTTCATACAGTCAGAAATCGTTGCAATAGACATGGGGATTGTTAGATTCTCAGAAGTCTTGCGACAAGAACTGGCAACTAGATTCGCTGCGGCTGGAGAAGTCATCATTTATGGTGATCCCGCAGGTGACTTCCGCGCGCAAACTGATGAGTCAACTCCCTTTCACATCATGCGCGGAGCTGGCTTGAGGGCTTTCCCAGCGCCTTCCAACTCTGTTGATCTTCGACTTGAAGCTGTCTCCTCCCAGCTGACTAAGATGGTTGAAGGTAAGCCAGCGATGTTAATAGATCGGCGCTGCCCACAGCTTATTAAGGGCTTTGAGGGCGGTTACGCTTATAAGAGGATGCAGGTATCTGGAGAGCGGTTTGCAGATAAACCTGATAAGAATATGTTTTCTCACGTCCACGATGCAGCACAATATCTGTTTCTTGGTGCAGGCGAAGGCCGCGCTCTTATGAATAGCCAGAAGCCAGCCACTCCTACAGTGGCTAAACGTGACTTCGATGTGTTTAATAAAGGCCCAGCCAAGCGGAAAAGACAGGGCTTGTGGGCAAGAATGTAGTTTGTGCGTTGAGTTTTTGTAAGTTTCGTGCTTACGAGGAGTAAGGAAAAGGAGATTTACTATGTGTTTTGGTGGTGGTGGTGGCGGTCCAAGTCAAGAAGAAAAGCAAGTATCTGTAGATCAGTCGCTTGAAGCAGATGCAGCAAAGCGCGAATCTGCGGAAGATTTAGCTTCTCAAAAGCGTGAAGACATTAGTGAAGCTCTTGAGGCTAGGCGCACTAGCGAAGGTCGCGGTGGCGGAGGTGGTCGAGGTCGTAGATCATTGTTTCGTAGCGGTGGGTCTGGAGCTGGATTTATTGGCAGGTTTGGCCGCTAATGGACAAGATAGCTAAAACATATATCCAACGCTACCAAAAGGCTAAGTCCTTTAGGGAGCAATGGGTTCCGTTGTTTGAGGAGTGTTATGAGTACGCTCTTCCACAACGCGAGTCTTTCTATTCTGAAACTCCCGGTGAGCGCCGTGACGATAAGATCTTTGATGAGACAGCGGTAGTTGGTGTGCAAGAGTTTGCTAGCCGACTACAATCTGGTATCGTTCCTAACTTTGCTCGATGGGCAGACCTTATGTCTGGCAGCGAAGTTCCAAAGGATCAGCGCGAAGAGATCGACAATCAGTTGGACGATGTTACGGACTATGTATTTGAAGTCTTGCAGAACTCTAACTTCAGCCAAGAGGTACATGAATCGTTCATGGACCTAGCTGTTGGCACAGGTATCCTCTGTGTTGAAGAGGGTGACGCAATTAATCCTATTAATTTCAGTGCCATACCACTTCCACACGTTGTACTGGACACCGGACCTGACGATAAGATTGACCACGTTTATCGTGAGCGCAAGAAGGTTAAGTACGATCAGCTAAGTGAGTTGTACCCTAACGCTACTTTTGATCCTAAGGTTGTAGCGCAAATGGGTAGAGAAGCGGAGACAACTGTTCTTGAGCTTGTTTGCAAAGACTACTCAAAAAAGAACCAAGACTCTTATTATCACTATGCAATCTGCATGAACACAGAAACTGTTCTTTACTACAAAGAGATTTCTGGACTTGGAGCAAATCCATTTATCTGTTTCCGGTGGTCTAAGTGTGCTGGCGAGATCTATGGCCGTGGCCCACTAATTAACGCTCTGTCTGCTATCAAGACAACCAACTTAACTATTGAGCTTATCCTTGAGAACGCTCAAATGGCTATATCTGGTGTCTATCAAATCGACGACGATGGTGTCATTAACCCTGACACTATTCAACTTGTACCCGGATCTATAATTCCAAAAGCTATGGGTTCAGCTGGCTTACAGCCAATTCAAGCAGCAGGTAGCTTTGATGTAGCCCAGCTTGTTCTAAGCGACATGCGCCTTAACATTAAGCGCGCACTGTATAACGACATGCTTGGCAATCCAGATCGTACACCAGCTACAGCTACGGAAGTTGCGGAGCGTATGGCTGATCTGTCCCGCCGTATGGGTTCTGCCTTTGGCAGATTGCAAGCTGAGTTGGTGCAGCCCTTGTTGCAGCGCGTTATCTACATTTTAAAGAAACAAGGTCGCATTGAAGTTCCTTCAATTAATGGCCGTGAGGTTAAGATCCGCTCTGTATCTCCGCTTGCTCAAGCTCAGGCCAATCAAGATATCTCAAGCATTGCTCGTTTTTTAGAGCTTGTTGGTGGTGTGTTTGGCCCAGAGATGTTGCAGCTTCTTATTGACGGGGAACAGACAGCAGCGCATCTTGCTAAGAAGTTTGGTGTTCCTGAGAGTTTGATTAGAGACGAGAATCAACGGAAGCAAATAGCTGCAATGGCACAGCAAATGGCAGAGCAACAACAGCAAATGGGAGCGCCTGTTGAGCAACAAGGTTAATATCGGAAGGGACGGGTTTCAAAGATCCGCCGAGAAAGACGTTGAAATCAGCAAAGACATTGCTGAGATATTCTCAACACCTACAGGGAAACAGGTGTTGAGTTACTTGCGGTCCGTAACCATTGAGATGGTTCACGGTCCTAACGTGACAACGGAGGAGTTGAGACACGTTGAAGGCCAGCGTTATATTGTTGGTCTTATTGAGCAGCGTATCTCACATGCACATAGGAGCAAAAACAAATGAGTGAAGAAGTAGAAGTGGCAGAAAGTGACGCAACGTCACGGGACTTTGTTGTAGAAAGTGACGTAACGTCACAAGAACGGCCAGAGTGGTTGCCCGAGAAGTACAACAGCGGTGAAGATCTAGCTAAAGCGTACTCAGAGTTATCATCTAAGCTGGGCGCCAAAGAGGATGACATCCGCAACAATCTTCTTGAAGAGTTGCAGACTGAAGCGTTTAGTAGCCGTCCAGAAACAGCAGGCGATTACGAGCTTCCAGACATTATTGATCCAGAAACATCTGTAGATAATGAGCTTTTAAAGTGGTGGTCAGAGCATGCGTTTGAAAATGGCTTCTCTCAAGATGAGTTTAAGCAAGGGATTGAGATGTATGCTCAGTCTATTGGCGCAAATGATGGGCCTGACCTTGAGGCTGAAGCGGCAAAGCTAGGTGAGAACGCAGATACACGCATTGAAGCTGCGTCTATGTTTGCTAGCAAGTTCTTTCCAGAAGATGCAATGCCTGCAATTGAGCGCATGTGTGAGAGCCATGAAGGTATTCTAGCACTAGAGGCTATACAAGAGGCTCTAAAAGGTGGATCATTTGCTGGGAATACTCAGCCTACAGCTGGACTGAGTGAAGCAAAACTCAGGGAGATGATGAGTGATCCAAGATATTACAGTCCAAAAGACCGAGACCCAAACTTTGTACGGGAAGTCGAAGCTGGTTTCAAACAGGTCTACAGAAGTTAAGATACTAAAGCGGGGTGATTACTATCTCACCCCGTTTACTCTCGGCCATGTTGACGAGGTGGCCGAGAACTTAAGCCCAGAAAATAAAAGAGAGATTCTTTTGCTGGGACACACGGACGTTAAGCAAGCTCTTCACGAGATGCACGAGACCGCAGACTCCTACCTTTGCAGACGTAACAATGATACCTTCCTCATGGTCGGGGGGCTTTGGTACAACGATGACCGCGAGTCCCCGCAAATGTTTTCAATGTTTTCAAATGGTTTGAAGCAAAACTTTCACGCTATGGCTCGTGGATCAAAGCTACTGGTCAACTTCTTTGACAAGAGCGAAACTTATATGAGCATGACAATCCTAGCAGATTATGAAGGAATGTTGAATTGGGCAGCGTGGTTGGGCTTTGAGGCAGTAGGGATACACCAAGTAGATGCAAACAAGTATGTCGATTTTGTGCGTTGCAATCCAGACGAAAAGATTGTTTACAATAAAGCACTACGGCCCGTAACGCACTGAAAGGCCCGAAAGGACACCCTTGCTGACGTGAAAGAGCGGACACCCGTTGAAACGTAACTTCATAAAGGACTGATAAAATGGCTAATACTATCGACCAAGCCTTCATCAAGCAGTTCGAAACAGAAGTACATTTGGCGTATCAGCGTATGGGCAGCAAGCTCCGCAACACTGTTCGCTCTTCAAATGTATCTGCTTCGGTTGCTCGTTTTCAAAAGATCGGCAAAGGCGCTGCTAATACTAAGGCTCGTAACGGTGACGTTACTGCAATGGAACTGGCACACACCAATGTTGAAGTAACTATGGCTGACTTCTACGCGCCTGAGTACATCGACAAGCTGGACGAATTGAAGATCAACATCAATGAGCGTCAAGCTGTAGCACAATCTGCTGCTGCTGCTCTGGGTCGCAAGACTGATGAGATCCTCATTACAGCTATGGACGCTGGTGCAAACTCAACTCAGATTGCTGACACTGCTGGTGCATTGGTCAAAGATGACTTGCTCACATTGTTCTCCACATTCGGCGCAGCCGACATTCCAGAAGATGGCCAACGCTATCTTGCTATGTCCCCGGCTGGTTTTGCTGACTTGTTCTCGATCAATGAGTTCGCATCTTCCGACTATGTTGGACCACAGAACCTGCCATTTGCAGGCGGCATGACAATGAAAGAGTTCTTGGGCTTCAAGATCTTCTCAACGTCTGCTGTAGCTGGCGGTAAGAACTTTGCGTACCACACCTCTTCAGTTGGCCTCGGCATCAACGCCGATGTAACTACTGAGGTAAACTATGTACCGCAAAAAGTTTCGCATCTTGCAACTTCAATGATGTCCATGGGCGCTGTCGTAATCGACGACGATGGTATCTACGAAGTTCTCGATAATAACTAAGTAGGGAGGGGGGCTTAGGCCCCCCGACTTTATATGCCAGATGTAGCAAACACACCCATCAAGATCTGCTCTCGGGCATCGTTGCTTATCGGCGGCGATGTCATTCAGTCTTTTGATGATGGCACTGCGGAAGCAACAATTTGTGACGCAATGTACGAAGACATGGCTCGTTCAGCTTTGACTAACTCACGTTGGCGCTTTGCTACGGATCAAGCTGTGCTTAACAGATTAACCGATGCCCCTAGTGGGCGTTGGAGTGCAGCGTATCAGCTTCCTTCTGAGTGCATTATGCTGTCAGGAGTTACTGTTAATGATTACCCAATTAAGTACGACAGCTATGGCTCAAAGGTTTTCTGCGATTCTTCCGCGAATGAAGTTCTTATTGCTGATTATGTTTTCCGTGCCAATGAAAGCGATTGGCCTCCTTACTTTGTCACTGCTGTTGAGTACGTTATGGCTGGGGTACTTGCTGTATCTGTTGCTAGGGATTCCCAGCTTGCTACTCTCATGGAGCAGAAAGCTAGTTATCAAATGACTCAGGCTAGACGTTTGCAGTCTCAGACTCAAACAAATCGCAAGCTAAACACATCGAGGTTTATTGCTGAAAGGCGAAGTTAATGCAGAAAGTTAGAGTTCCATTAAGTAGCTTTCAGTTTGGCGAAGTCAGCGATTCACTATCAAGCCGTATAGACACACCAATTCTCAACTCCTCTGCTGAAAGGGTTGAGAATTTTGTTGTGATGTCTGAAGGTTCTTTGAAGAAACGTCACGGGCTTCGCCACATATATGACTATAGCCTAACATATGATGCAAATAATCCTGATAAGTCACACCTTACCTCGTTTGTTTTTGATGACAACGAGCAGTATGTAGTATCAATAGAGCATCAAAAGGTGCGGTTCTTTCGCTTAATAGACGAGGACACTGTTAGCTTAGTGAACACTGTAACTGCTGATGTAAACTCAGCAACTCTTCCTTTTGACCAAGACTATTTAAATCAATACAGCTTCGCTCAATACGGAGATGTATTGTTTGTGTGCCACCCTCTCTTTGCTCCAAGAGTTATAACAAGAACAAGTCTTACAACATTTGAAGTAGATACTTTTTCGTTCGATCAACGTGCTGATGGTCATGAAATATATCAGCCTTACTATGACTTTCAATCTCAAGGTGTAACCCTTGATCCATCTGCTACAACTGGCACTGGTATAACGCTTGTTACGAGTTCTGATTACTGGACAAACGATCATGTCGGAACAACTGTAAGATATCATGATTCTGAAATCACGATCACAGCGGTAGCATCTGCGACTTCTGCTACTGGAGATGTCGTTGACACCCTCAAACTTAGGCTTGCTGTTTTAAACCCGTTTAGAACTACAGAGGGGTCATCGACTGTTGAAGTTACACATATCTCTCATGGCTTTGCTGGTGGAGAATCAATTACAGTTGAAGATGCTGCTGCTACTGGCGGTATCAATACAGGCAACCTTAATGGTGCAAGAACGATTGCAGACATTATAGACGAAAATACATATACCTTTGTTGCTGGAGGCTCTGCTAGTTCTTCTGAAGATGGCGGTGGATACGTTAAGCTGGTAACTCACTCACCAACAACAGATTGGAGTGAGCAGGCTTTCTCTGCTGTACGAGGATACCCTGCTGCTGTCTGCTTTCACGAAAATAGATTAGTGTTTGCCGGAACCTTATCTCAACCAGATACAATCTTTATGAGCCAAATAGGTAAGTTTTTTAATTTTGATACTGGCGATGCTGAAGACACTGACTCGATTGATCTTACTGCTGCAACTGGTCAGGTAAACGAAATTAGATACATGATCTCTAATAGAGATTTGCAAGTTTTCGGCGCTTCGGGTGAGCTTTATGTTCCAACTTACTTGAACCAGTCTATTACTCCGACTAACGCACAGATCAGAAAGCAAACCCCGTATGGCACTGAATACATTCAGCCAGCCTCTATAGACGGTGCTACAGTCTTTGTTCAACACGATGGGCATACAGTAAGAGAATACCTATACACGGACGGAGAGGACGCTTACACGGCCTCTGCGGTGTCTACGTTATCTTCCCACTTAATTGACCACCCTCGGGCCATGACTGTTGTCCACTCAGCCTTTGACTTACCTGATTCATACGCATTCTTTATCTTACGCAGTGGCGAAGGAGCCTTGTTCTCATCTAACCGCGCAGAGAAAAGAGCGTCATGGAGCAGAGTTACGTCACTTGGAAACTTTGATGGTACTGTTGCTGTCCACAACAGGCTCTTTGCAAACGTATATGATGAGAATAACAACCTTCAACTCTGTGAGTTTGCCAATGATGTTGGCTTAGACTTTTATCTATATGAGGCTGTCTCGACAAATACAGTTGATGTAAGCTCTCTGTATAACAGCGGAGATGTTGTTGACGTTATTGGAGTCAAGAGTGACAAGCAATCTTATCTCGGTCAGCTAACTGTAAACGGATCGGAAGAAATAGACCTTAGCGCATATAGCGAGTCAGCCTTTACTCACGCCTATGTGGGTAAAAAGTTTACAGCAAAAATTGTTACAAACTCAATTGATGCGGCAATAGGTAATGGCCCAATGACGGGTGAGGTTAGGGCGATTGGCACTACAGTTCTTGATCTAAAGAACACTAGATCTTTAAAGGTAAACAATCGCTCCTTTGTCCAAGACAGTTCGTTTACTGGAAAGAAAGAGATTAGGATTCTAGGTCACAGCCGAGATCCTAAGATTACAATTGAACAAGACGATCCACTGTCTATTCAGATTAACGGTCTTATTGCGGAGTTAATATTCTAATGGCAGGATGGCAGGCGTTTTTGGCAGTAGCCAACTTAGGAATGGGCCTTGTAAAAGCAGGCCAAGAAATCAGGACTGCTGAAGAACAGCGTAGGGCCGATGAACTGCAAGCGTTTAACAACGACACTGATGCTGTAAGGAGTAATGCAGAAGCGCTTCAGCGACACAACAACAGGCTTGAGGAATACAGGTCTAATGTTTCAGCTAATATTGCTGCCTTTTCTGCTAGTGGTCGGGATGTTTATGACAGCCCAAGCATTAACGACTTTTTCCAGAGGCAAAAGAAAGTTGTTGCTAAAGACCTTAGGGTTTCTGACTTTATGGGCGCAGCTGAAACTGCAAAGATTAGGGCCAACTCTGCGGTTATTCGGCAAGAAGGTAGAGCAAGAAGAAATGCTGCTCACTTCAACGCGTTTACATCTGTGGTTAGCTCTATAAGCGACTACTCAAAAACTAAAGTTACAAAGAATACAGGATAGGGGTCTAGAATGGCTATTGTCAGAGAAAGCGCTAAATTTAAGATTGGCCCAATAGGTGTTTCTAGAGCGTCTCAAGCTGCAAGCATTGAAGGTGAAGCCATTCAGAGAAACCTTAGCTCTTTAGGCCAGCTAGCTTTTGAGAAGGCTTCGGCATATGCTTCTGAGCAAGGTGCTGAAGCAGCACAGATGGCAACAGTAGTTGATCCAGAAACTGGCTTGCCTGTTCCATTAGAGCCGCCAGAAGGTTTCGGCACCATTGCTTCTGATGCTTACAACAAAGTAGCTCAGGCTAGATTTCAAAGCGCAATTGACAATGAGATAAAGGTCAAAGCGTTTGAGCTTTCAGAGCGCTACAAGAACAACCGAAATGGTGCAGCCCAGTACAGCCAAGCGTTTCAAACCTACATGAAATCTATGCAGGATGCTGCTGATGGGGCTGGTTATAAGTCATACATAGGAGATCTTGGGGACTCGTATCATGATGGCACATTTGCTAAAATGGTTGCAGATCAAGCGGCTAGGGAGCGTCAAGAGCTAGCTGAGTCTGCGGCGTTGCAGCAGCGAGAGGGTCTAGATGCCCTTGAGCATGCAGCTAAAATGTTTGGCCCTGACTCAGAAGAGGTTAGGTTAATAGAGTCTCAAGTAGGTGTTGGTGTAACCAATGCTGTAAACTCTAATCTATTTAAAGCAACAGAAGCAAAGCTCCACCCTAAGAAAGCAAAGCTGCGTAAGGCTATAGGCGCTCTGTCGTATGCACTCAAGAATGAAGCAGACCCAGAGATCTTAGCCCAGCTACGAGACGCGGTAGACTCCGGCATTCCTTCTTTAGTGCCTGCTAAGTACAAGAGCATTGCGCTTACTATGTCTGAGTTTGGTTCTGACCTCAGCTCTCTAGCCGCTTATACTGCGTCTGCATCTGAAACACTTAACGATCTTACCAGCCTTGCATCAACGCGTCAGCAAATTGCTATTCAAGAAGAGTCACGCTTGATTCAAGAGGCTGCATTTAAGGCTGGGAAAAATTTGCCTTTAATAGCAGACAGTTATCAAAGAAGAGCGTCTGATGTAGAGATTAGCTCAAGTGCAATAAAAGGTCTTTCTTTTACAGCTATTGCTAATATTCAAACCCTTCGCGACAAAAGCTCTGCTTTAATTAGGGAGGGTGGTCCTCAGGTACAGATCCAAGTTCAAACTAACGAGGCACAAGAGAAAGCTATAATTAGCGGCGTATTGAGTGGTTTAAATGTAGGCTTAATGGAACATCTTTCCTCTAAGTCTGGAGAGGGTGAAGCTCAGTTAGCTATGTCTGCGGTCTTAAGTGCGTTGTCTGCTGGTGAAGTTCCTGAAGATAGCGGTTTTGACGCAAAGACAATGAGTTATGTAGAAAGCATTTCTAGGTTATTGTCTCCGCTCTATGATGCTACTGGATCGAATAAGCAGGCTCTTATTACTAGCATGAAAAATGCCATGGAGCTTGGCGATGATGTCTTATCGAGTCTTGTTTATGGGCCAGAGAAATTAGCAAGCATTAGAGCCGAAGTGGAGCAAGCATCAAATCCTAAAGAGGTTGTAGACAAATTTACTGAAAGCATTGAAGGTCGCAGTCAAACAATTATTGATTACAAGTCCGCTGGACTAGGTGACGCTGCGCAAGCAGAAGCTAAAGAGATCGGCAATGAGGCAATGTCGTTAGCGCAGGGCTTATTTACTACTGCTATTAAGGACTTAACTTCAGATGAAGTAGACTTTGTACAAAAGGCTTTAACTGTTGGAAATCCTAACATTGCTCCTCAGGCTTCTAGAGATTCTTTAACACAAATACTTCGGTTAGTTCAATTTAACCCTGAGATTAAAAGCAAGCTACTTTCAAGAGCAAGTTCTTGGAAGGAGAGCGGAGCTTCTGCAAACGATCAAATGGTTGAATTTGCAAAACAAGTAGCAATTACACAGGCATCTAATGAAGCGGCTCGAACACTTGTTCCTTACGCTTCTAGCATTGCTAATGAGACCGATTTAAATACTGTGCAGGATAGGGCTGTATCTGTAGTTACCGCTATGAATACTGGCTATCAAGGCCTTGAAGAATCAGAGCGCAATTCAATTAGAGACTTAGCTGCTGCTAACAGCGCGACTGCATTTCTAAACGCATTCATTGGTACAAACCCAACAGTAGATCAAATCGAGTCTTTTATTCCCGTCTTTAATGGAAGCAAAGACTTCGGAACTCTTACACCTCAACAGCAGTCTCTTATTGAGGGTGCTGTAGCTTATGCAAGCGGAACCAATAAGATTGGTACAAAAGATCAGCGCAATCCACTGGTAACTGACTTTGGTACAATCTTAAACAAACGAAAGAATGATCTTGCTTTAGCAGAGCAACAACAAAAAGATGCTGCGTTTCTTTCAAATGTAACTGCTGGTCTTGAGCCTGTAACAGACAAGTCTTCCAAGGCTCTAGATCAGGCATTTAGTAACTATATTGGCAGTGACTTTAGAGCTTTTGCTTCTCAGGCTGGGTGGTCTACAAGCGCAGAAGGCCAAGCAATAATTGCCACAATGATGCAAAGCAACCAGTTTGGCGAGGTTATGAACGACAGGTTTACGGCCTTAGCAAACGGCAACTTAGCAAACTTTCAAGACACTTTGTCTGTATGGTCAAATGTTAAAAAACGCTTCTTTGCTGGCTCAGTTGTGCCAACAGCAGGGGCTACTGCATTAGATGGCAAGACGGTAGCAATGCTAAACTACCTTGAAAACGCTACTACTGTTTTGGGTTACAACCCAGAGGACGTGTCTCGTATTCTCTCAAATAGACTTGAGTTGCAGAACGATCCAAACGCTAAGATTAAATTCCAGAATTGGTCTAACACGGGTAAGGTAGAAGAAGGTCGCCGGACTGTAAGTGTAAGTGTTCGTGATCGCATTCTGTCTATTGACGGACTGCATGACATTCCTAACCATGCCATTGATGCTGCTGAAGCCATGTTTATTGAGCAGGGAATGATAGCCCTGTCTGACCCTAACAATCCTCTAAGCTACACCAAGGCATTGGATATAATAGCAGAAGATATGAGAAATCGGTTTGTTGAAACAGATGGATACGTTCAGCCCATTGGTGGCTCAAACAGAACTGACGCAACAATTGCACAGGCTGCGCCAAATTACCCTGACGAGTTTCTTAGCTTTGTAAGCGGGAAAATATCTAATGCTCTCAATGTTGATAGCCCTGTTATTAGCGCAGACATAGATGACGTAGGAGCTTATTTCTTAGAGCCTTTGTCTAACATGCAGAATGGCGTTGTTACTTACATGGTGCATGAGCGTCTAAGCCTTAATGATGGCCTATCTAGACCCGTTACCTATAAAGTTAATGAGTTTGATTCCTCTCCTCTTATAATTAAAAACACAGATCTTGAGTGGATAGAGTTTGTAAAAGAAGAAACAAACAATCAAGTTCGCAACTCTATGAAGAAAGCGGCATCCGCTAAAGCTAGTTTGTCTAGAGTGCAAGATATAAGAAGAACTCGAATGACTGCTGAAGAGCTAGAGTCTTTATATTCTGGCCAAATAATACAACCACCATTAAGAATAACAATTCGGCCTATAGGCACAAGGGGAGAGTAAACTATGGCAGACCCAAACCAATTTGTTCCCCTAAATCCCCAGAGAACAGTTGATTACAGTCCTCGCCCTAGCCTTGGGGATACTATTAACGCTGAAATAACTAAGACATTCAGCGCAGCTGCATACGCGGTTGATAGTCAAATTTATTATGGCACTCAAGTTCAAGAAGGTTATGATCCTTGGGGGGACATGGATGGGTACAAAGAGTTTGCTAGCCACTTAATTCATGCAACAAGCCCTGAGCATATGTCTTTTTTAAAGCGTGGGTTAGACGTAGGCATGGAAGCTCGGCAAACCCTTGCTGATGCTTCTGGTGGTAATGCTTTCGTTGCCTCTTTGCTAAATCCAATTAATGCTATAGCTATTCCGTTTGCTGGACCTGCTGCTATTGGGACTGGCGCTCTAAAATCCACGGCGATAGGGTTTGCTAGAACGGCTGCTGGCGTTGCAACTGTTGAAACAGGTGCTGAGTTAGTTCTTGGATTTAAAGACCCACTAAGGAGCTTTGAAGAGCAAGCAATGAACGTAATTTCAGCAACCGTTTTTGGTGGAGCCATAGGCGGCGCTCTTGGCGGGACTTCTGCAAAAATATATAATAAATCAAAAGCAGCTCATGAAGATTACTTTCAAGCAGTTACTCGACTAGAGCGTATTGAAGGCTTAACCCCAGAAGCTATTGCAATTCCAAAAGATCAAAGACCCCTAGGCAATGTTAGCACAGAAGACTTGTTGCAATTGTCTCGAGCGTTCGATGACAAGGCAGAAGCTCAACGCCAAATCCTTGCTAACCCTGACCTTTCAGACGCATCTCGCGCCAAGGCAGAAGATTCCCTTAACGCTGCGTTAGAGCAGTCTTTATATCACAAGAACGAGCTGGGTATTAGAGACCTTAATGAGTTAGGCTTTGACGTAAACAACAAGTGGAGCATTGTTGAAAACGCTTTTACTAAAAGCCCATTCTTCAAAGCTATATCAACGCCAATGAAGCGCACCTTAATGGGCAAGTACCCAAACATGGTTAAGGAAATGTTTGTAAGAAGCTACAACGATAGCGGTATGGCGCTTGCTCTTAACTCAATTAACCTTCCTACGCCTAACTCTGTGTTCCAGCGGATTGGGGTTGCTAATGGACGCTGGGTTACGCTGCACGATGAGCTTGTAAAGATATGGGGTAAAGACACTCAGATTGCTGTTATAGACAAACTGGACATTAACCTTGGAGACATTTCTCGAAAGGCTACATTCTCTGACAACACCTACTCTAAGTGGCTGACACGCATTAATGAAAAGCGCATTCGTGGTGACGCTATGACGGATGCAGAAAGCCAAGCGGCAAACTTGGTTACAGAATACTTTAGCAAAGCACAGAAGCGTCTTGAAGAAACAGGTCAGATTAGCAACAAGGCTGGCTTAGACAGTCGCATTGCTAGGCTTGAAGGTGAGCTTATGGGCTTGCAAGAAAAGCTGAGAATGGAAAAGCTGCGCAAAGATAAAAGATCTGAAAAGTCTGTTCCTGTTTTGCAAGCGCGAGTTAAAGAAATTGAGACTAGGATTAACGTCAACCGTGGTCGCCGCATAGCTTTAGACAATAGGAACGTCGAGGGTGGCGGGGATTTAATAGAACTTAGCGGCAAGAAGCCGGACTCATCCGTTGATGAGCTTTTCTTCCCACGCTTTTGGGATAAACGCGCTATCAAAAAAAACCGTGAAGAGTTTGGCAAACGTCTGTTTGATTGGTTTAAGAAGCACCCATACGTTGATGAGTATGACGCTGGACTTGGCAAGTCTACGCGCACAATTCTTTCAGATAATGATGCTGATATTATGGCTCGTGTAGACAAGACTATTGATAGAATCCTTGGAGACGAAGACCCAACCAGCTTAGAGGCTGCTGGTCTTGATGTAGGGATGCTGCCTCAGGCTGGCCGTTCTAAGCACTTTCGCCACAGAAACTTAGACATACCTAATAGCCTTGTTCTTGAGTTTATGCACACTGATCCTATGGCTGCAATTAGAACATACGCTGCTAGGATTGAGCCGCGCTATGAGTACGCAAAAGAGTTTGGCAAAGATGTTGATTCAGTTATGTTCGACATGCGCCTTGAGATGATTTCCAGCGGTTACAGCACCAAGGAAATAAACAAGGTAATGAAAGACTATCGCCATATGTATGACAGAACTGTTGGTACTCTGCATCGAGAGCCTTCTACTGTTGTTGGTAAGCTAGAGCGTGGCATGGCTAATTTCCTTAGAGAAGCGGCGTCATTTAGCTACATGGGTTCCGCTGGCTTTTCTGCTATTCCTGATTTTGGACGCATTGTTTTGGAATACGATTTAGAATCTATTGCAAAAGGCATGCAAGAGATTATGAATAAAAACAATCTGTATATACCTCACGACGAAGTGCGTAAAGCTGGTGAGGCAATTGATATTCTCAAAGGCTTGGCCAACATGAGAATAACAGAAGACCTATCAAACAACATTGATTCTAGTGCTATCTTAAATGGTGCAAGAAACGCTTTCTATACACTTAACGGACTAGCCCCTTTAACAGGGATTGCGAAACAGCTTGCTGGTATTATTGATGGTCATACCATTATTGACTACTCTAAGCGGTACGCTTCCCTCACTCAAATGGAAAAGACTTGGCTTGCTAGACATGGTATTGGGGCTGATGATGCTGCGGCTATAGCAAAGCAGCCAGTTCAAACTATGGATAGTGGCTTGTATGTTGCAAACACTGATGGTTGGGCTGACGAGGCTCTAGTAACTAAGTACCGGGTAGCTTTGAACAGCAACATAATGAACGTAATTATGAACGGCACCCCTGCTGATAAGCCTATTATTACAGATGGCGTTGCTTACATTCCAATGAATGTAGCTGGTAAATTTGGTATGGTTGAGGATGCAAACTACCCCGGCTATGCGCGTGTCGCCAGTGGCTTTATGGGTTTGCCGTTTCAGTTTTACAGCTACACATTGGCAAACGTAAACAAAACGATTGGCGCCATTGCCTCAGGTCAAGTAAAGAACAGAGCTATTGGTATAACTACTATGCTTGGTCTTGCTTATCTTTCTTTGAGCATAAGAACTCCAGATTACATTTGGGACGAGATGGATTGGCGGGACAGGTTTGCAAGATCGTTTGATACGAGTGGTGTAGCTGCTTTATATTCTGATCTGTTCTACACCTCTATGCACACAACGCTTGCTCTTGCTGGTCCTAATATTACTAACGGCTTCATTAGCCCTAAGTTCCCTCAAGAGCCTAGTACAATGGATGCAATAGGTAACTTTGCTGGCGCTGGTCCTTCATGGGGACTTGATATGATGCAATCTGTAAACGAAATGATTAACGGCAACTTTGGCGAGGGTGCTAAGGATGCGGTTAGGGCTTTGCCGTTTATGAGAAACTACTTTATTAAAGATGACGTTAATCAATTAACAAGGGGATGGGGAAGTTAATCTGTCCTAGTTATTTTGTGCGTTGGTCAAGTTGGACACTTCGTGCCATAACGGAGAAAACAAGGTGAGCAAACATGACAATTGATATTTCAAACAACGCAGCAAGAGTTAATTACACAGTAGCTCAAGGGGCAACTCAGACTTCTTTCTCTGTACCCTTTGAGTTCTTTAATGATGCAGACCTTAGTGTCTACGTTGACGATGTTCTGAAAACTATTACTACCCATTACACAGTCAGCGGTGGTGACGGGTCTACAGGCACAGTTACAATATCAGTGACGGGTGCGTCCGGTGGATCAACTGTTGTTATCTCTCGTAGCATTGCCATTGAAAGAACGTCAGACTTTGTAACTGGTGTAGACATTAACCGCGCCGCCCTTAACACGCAGCTAGATACGCTCACCGCTATTGCTGCTGATAACAAGGATAAGGCTAGCCGATCTATTTCTGCGCCTAACTCAGAAGTTAATCCACAGTTAGAGCTTCCTGATGCTGACACTCGCAAAGGCAAGCTAGTTGGATTTAATGAAACAACGGGTAACGTAGAGCTTAGTGCAACTCTTGCTGATGGTAATACCTTAGCGTCTATTTCCGGTGACATTGCAACGCTTGCTGACATTGAGGACGGAACAGATGCGACTGACGCTATACAAACTGTTGCTAGTGTTTCATCTAATGTAACAACTGTTGCTGGATCTATTGCATCTGTAAATACAAATGCAACAAACATTGCATCTATTAATACAAACGCAACCAATATTGCTGACATTCAGAACGCAAGTGCAAATGCTGCATCTGCTTTAACTAGCAAAAATGCTGCTGCTACTAGCGAAACAAATGCGGCTACTAGCGCTACTAACAGTTCTACCAGCGCCACCAATAGCGCCAACAGCGCTACAGCTAGCGAAAATTCCCGCGTGGCTAGTGTTGCTGCGCAGGCTGCTGCTGAAACCGCAGAGACTAATGCCGAAACCGCTGAGACCAACGCCGCTGCTAGTGCATCTTCTGCATCTACAAGCGCATCCAATGCTTCGACAAGCCAAACCAACGCGGCCTCCTCGGCTGCATCTGCATCCACTGACGCTGGCACTGCGATAACCAAGGCTGGAGAGGCTGCTGCATCTGCAACTGCAAGCGCAAACTCTGCCACGGCATCTGAGGCCGCAAAGGATGCGGCGCTTGCTGCTCTGGATAACTTTGATGACAGGTATCTGGGTGCTAAGGCGTCCGATCCAACAGTAGACAATGACGGTAACCCGTTGATA